GCGTGTAAATCCCATCTCAAGAAACTTCCTTGCCATATCCATTCCAATGAAGTCTTGTTGCTCCTTATAGTCACAAAACATGGAGTAAATCTTATCAGCAGATTTGCGAGCAATATTTTCATTTACAAATCTCCAATGAGCACATATATCGTTAGTATAAGGGCGAACCAAAAGGACTCCCTGTTCTCCTCTTCCGATACGATAAAGTTTACGAGTTTCCTCGTCTGTAAAGTCAAGTTTTTTGTAATCGAGGTCATAATCAAATTCTTTCATTTTCCTTTTTTATATCATTGTGCAATCTTTGAGTTGCATATTCTTTCATGTATTCTTCTCTACCATCTTTGGTAAAGACCTTTCTTTCGTAATCGAAATCAGGGTGAGGTGCAGCAGATACTACTGGATCTTTTGTTCTATTCTTAATAACAATAAACCTGTCAGCAGCAAATGTCCCTGCCAACTGAACTACAATCTCATCAGTATCTTTCCAGTTGACAGTGCCATCCTTCTTAGTATGCAACATTGCCTCTTGAATCTGGTCAATAATTTCTTGTGTTAGTTTCATAGCCACTCAGGTTTACGGTCAGGTATGCGAAGATAGTTAGTCGCAGCCCATGGCTTCGATGCAATATATCTTTTGTATGCAACAAAGGTGTCTATACTATCATCAAACTTCCATTCTTCAGGCATTGCACGAGGAAACTGTGTTGCCTTATGATAACAATCATTTGGAAGTTGTCCAGTTTTTTCGTAGAATATTGCTTCTGCTTCTAGTAATGGTTCTTCACATGTGTGTGTTTTATCATATCTTTCTGTATATTCATTAGACAATCCAAATCCATGTGCAATAAGCCATGCAGTGTTGTATATATTTTCTGCAGCCCAGGCGGTGCAGGGATGACCTCTGAAGGCGCCTTTCTCTGTTTTGTAGGGTGTACCATCCCTTTTGGTTAATTGACCCCAATCAAAGTACCATTTGGAATATACCATTGATAACATTTGACATGTCTCAAGGGGCATTTTGACAATGTGTTTGTCAGGTAATACTCTTGCCGATTCATAAGGACAAGGTTCAGTCACGAATACATTCATAATTAATAATTATAGGTGCAGGGTCATTCCAATGGCGTATGTTCCCTGCGATAATGAAACAATTAGTAACAACTAACTGTATAAAAATAAAGGTGCGAATCTTTGCAATGGTGTCTGCTTCCTTGTTGGACTTACCAGACTTTTCTCCAAGTGCTTTCGCCCATACTCTCCACCACTTCTTCATATACCTAACAACTTTCGTTGTCGTTCAAAGTATCCATGAAGAATCCATGAACTACTATTCATTTTATCGGTGCCACCGATACCAAATTCAAATGACACTCTTGGATTATCTTTATATCTTTCATACTCTGGTGTATTAGTTTTACCTCTATCACCACCATTACAGAATACAACTTGCTTAGATATTTCTAAACATTTTCTGATTGCACCCTTTGCAGTATCATCAGAATCATCCCATGATATCACAGCATCTACCATATCTAGATGACGGATAATATCTGCTCTCTCTGTCCAACACTGAAAGTATTGTCCTTTCTTTCTTTTTAACCAAGGATCTCCATTTAATCCTACAATTAAATAGTCAGAAAAATCTTTTGCTCTTTCAAAATATCTTAAGTGGCCACTATGTATTGGATCAAATCCACCTGTGACAAGGCTAACTTTATCAAAGATCATTCTACGAATGTTGAATCAGGTTCGAGTGCAATAAAGTAAGTTAAATTATTTGCTTTATTTACAAATCTAGCAAGTAACTTTTTAGATATAACAACTTCATAAGTACCAGGAAATATTTTAATATTCTCTACCTTAAAATTAAACTCAAATGTTTGATCTGTTTCTCCAACATAAACTGCATATTCATTTGATGTGTCATTTTTCTTATCACGAACAACCATATGAATATCTCCATCCTTACCAATTACAGATAAATCAGGTAACTGATAAACTGCTGCTGCCTTTACAAGTTTTTCGAGTGATGTGCTTTCTAATTGAAAACAAACTTCTTTTGTTGGTAAATTAATCTCTTTGTCTGGTGGAGCAATAATTACTTGTGGGTCTGCATAGAAGTACTTTACTCTTCTTTTACCTTCTTCAATAGTGATATAAGCATCTTCTGTAAAATCAAGATTAGGGTCTTGATGTAAACTCAATCCATTTAGAAATTGATTAAGGTCATATATTGCAACGTCTCTTGGAAAGTCTTCTGGGATATCTGCTTCTGCTAATATATTTTTTGCAACAGATATGGTACGAAGTTGACTTCCTTCCTTTACAAGTATTGAGTTGTTGATTCCTGCGAAGTTCTTAAGAACTGTAAGTGTGCTGTCTGATAATTTCATGAATTCCATAATTAAGGCATGTTGTGGTCGATTTCGTCAATGTTTCCAGTTGACATAGATGGTTTACCGTAGTGCCCATCGAAATGTAATAATAGCATAGCATAATGTATGACTTTCATCAAGTCTTTTGTGTTCTTTCCGTCTTTGTTTCCATACCTACTTCCATACTTCAGTATGTTTGCCTGACAAAAACCTGATGCGAGTTCTTTAGCTGCCATCAAATCTAAAGTCTGAACATTACGATATTCGTGTGATTTACCTGTGTAATGTCCTTGATATGTTCTTGATACATATTCTTCAATATCCTTCAAAATTTCTTTCTCGTGATATTTAAAATAGTGTGCCATTGGTTTTTCTTCTGTTACTTGTAATGACATTCCATCGTCATAAGTGGTAAAGTGATGAGAATATTGGTCATCTATGTCTGCCATATAATCGGCAGAAGCACCATTGATTAAATCAATTTCATAATCTAAACCATCGTCCTCATAAGCAGTATTACCTGCACCTACACTTGTATCAATGATAGGATATTCTTTGTCCATATCTCCGTATAGTGCCTCCCACGCTAGACTCCAAGCATTAATCATAGCAAAATAAAAAGTCATTTACCAGACTCTCTGCTTTCTCTTCTCCAAACTTACCTTTCAGATATCCTGATACTGGGTCAAGTTTAGTCATATAAGCATCGAAGTCTTTATAAACACTAGTGTCTTCACCAGTGGGTTTCTCTAATTCTACCATATCCTTATACTTTGTCAAGTATTTGGTGAACATTTCCAAGTGGTCATCGACTTCATCCATCGTGCATTTAGCAATGTAAACATTCTCAGAAAAGTGATTACCAGGTTCAAAGAAACGATAGTCTCCCTTACTCTTTGGTAGTCCTTCAACTGAGAACAAATAATTCTCTACTGGATGTTGATAATCAAAAACTATGATGACTTTCTTTTGAAAGAATCCCATCAAGTCCATACCAAAACAGGGCAGGTTACTGCCCGTCTTTGGATATATGATATTGTTGTAAATACAACTTTTATCATCCCATATTTCAACTTCTCTTGACTTTATAATGTAAGGAGTTGTATATGTGTTTGCTGTTAGGGAAGTTCCTTTACTTTCCCATTGTGCCCAAACGCTCCCTGCTCTATTATGGAGAGGGAACATTTCATGTAGGACATCTTTATAATTTTTCCACAGATTCATTTGTCTCAGGCATTTCAAAGTCTGCATCTACTTTATCATACAATTCCATAAATGATTGCTTTGTTTCGTCATCAAAACGATTTATGCAAACTTGGATTGCTTTTGCTTTGTTCTTAAAGATAGAGTATGCACGAAGTATGTGAACCAATCTACGAGTACTGATTAACTCTTCGATACCACCATCATAGAAGGTTTTACGAATGATGTCTGCCCAATCTACAAGTTTCTTGACAAACTCATCATCTTTAACACCAACTCTATCTGCGTGTAATCCTAGAAGTTTGATTTCATTGTTTACACTTGGATATGCTTGCTCAAAAGTTACTGGGAATCTTTCGAGGAATGCTTCGTTGAGCACGTTAGTTCCAATAAAGCGTCCGTCGTCTGAACCTTTACCCTTAGTATTTGCGGTGGCGAATATGTTGAATCCGTCTCTTGGTTCAACGTATCTTCCAATCTTTTTAAGGAAAAGACCATTTCCCTCAAGGACGCTCTGAAGGCAGAGGATTTTGTTAGAGGCAAGGTCGATTTCGTCAAGGAGCAAGATTGCACCTCGTTCGAGTGCTTCAATGACTGGGCCATTGTGCCATACGGTCTCGCCATTAACAAGACGGAAACCGCCAATAAGATCATCTTCATCTGTTTCAATAGTAATGTTTACACGAATAAGTTCTCTACCAAGTTGAGCACATGCTTGCTCTATAGAGAATGTTTTACCGTTACCTGATAGTCCTGTAACGAATGTTGGATAGAATTGCTTTGATTGTATAATCTTCTTAACGTCGTTGAAACTTCCAAACTTAACAAAGGTCTCATCCTTCTCTGGAACAAGGTTTCTCTCTGCTACTGGTTGTCCAGATGGTGCTGCGAATGATCTTTCAATCTTTTCTACTGCTTTAGTTGTAACTTTAAGGTTCCACTTACCCTTAGATACTTTATGCTTTTGTATCTTTCTGGTAACTGTAGAATATGCGATATCATTCATAGCACAGAATGCTCTGATATCAGGAGTAGTAAACTCGTTACCGTAGTTACTTCTTAATCCGTCGATAACCTGCTGTTCGGTCATTTTAATCTCAAAAGGTTTGAAAGTCATGATGTAATTGTTTTATCTATACAATTATTATAGACAAAAAAAGGAGGTATAACACCTCCTAGTGGACACTTTGTTAACTGGTTTATGATTTTGAATCAATAAATGCTTTTAATTGAACAACTAATTTTGCATGAGTTAATCTTCTATCGAGTTCAATACCATGCTCTCTACCCAACTTCTCTAATTCAATTTTATTCAATTTCATTAATTGTTGCTTAGTTATATTACTAGTAGAAATTTCATCAGCAATTTTTTCCTCTGGTCTTGGTGGTTCCTCAACAATTGGTTTAGGTGTTGTAATAGGAGTCACTACAGTTTCATTACCTCCTATAAGATCTCCAAATCTAGTCATTTTCTTAATAGTCTATTCAAAGCTATTTATCAAGCAACAAACTCTATGAACTCACTTAGTATCTTCTTGTTCATCTTCTTACCCTTGAGACTCTTGAAGAATGCTTTCTTGATGTCTGTCTTGGTTGCATCCTCCTTGACTTCAAATGTGTCATCACTATCAAGTGCTGATGCAGAGAGTCCAAAGTATACATGATATCCAGACTTCTTGATTGCAAATGATTTCTCCTTTCTCCAGACTTTCATAATCTTTTCAAGTTCATCACCATACTCAACATATCTCTTAGCAAAGTATGAAGCTTCTCTTGGAGGTAGTATTCTGAAACCTATGAAGTTTACGTCAGTGAACTTATCCCTAAGATTTTGAAGTAATACATCGGTCATAGTGAAAGAGTTATCATCAAATGCATATGTATTACCTGTCTTTCTATCTCTAAGGATGCAGTTCTCTCCTATGTAAGAAGTTCCCATATATTTTTCACACTCCTCACCCCATCTGTGTGAGAACTCATGATGAAAACGTAGAGGATGTGCTTCACCATCAGTAAGAATTACACATTGAACTTTCTCTACCTGATTATCTTTTTTGAACTGTGGTAATATCTCATGTAGACAAACCAATGTCTCATTCAAGGGAGTTCCTGATAGACCCATTCCTAATGGAATATTGTAGTAGTTTGTATACTGCCAAGCAAGTGCTTTAGCAATCAGATATATGTTCTCCATCTGAGACTCAAGAGTCTTTGTGTTTACTTTATGTGTTAGGAGATTCATCAATGAGAAAGATCCATCTATTTGTGCTACACCCTCCTTGACCTCATAAGATGTTTTAGTATTTGGATTTGGATAGCAGTTTGTAAATGCATAAACTTCAAATGGAACTTGAATCTTTCTACAGAACCAGATTAGATTGTAAAGTTGCTTGACGGTATCTAACATTACAGAGTTCATAGAACCAGACCAATCAAGTATGAATACTAATCCATGATTCTTACCATCTGGAAGAACTGTGACTTTCTTAAATAGATCCTCATTATATTTGTATGTGTGAAGTTTAGTTGTATCAAGAACTCCTGTCCTTGATGTAGCAGCACGAGCATATGCAGATGCTGACTTCTTCATCTCAAACTCTTTTACAAGATAGTTGACTTCTTTCTGTGCAGACTTCTTAAAATCTTTAAAGTCTTTTTTTGCGTCATTAAGAGATTCAAGAACGTATTTTGCAGGATCATATTCCGAGTCAAGATACTGATGTGTTTTTTTATTTGTAATCTGTTCGCTCCACTCAATTTCTATGGACTTGTGTATGTGAGCATTATCTATGATGATATGACCAGTGTTAACTTGAGGTAATTCAAAGTATTCGTTCTGGACGGAATCAGATTTGTTTAGATTTTGTATTGATCTGTCTAATGCAGTTGCAGAACTAATCTCTATTCCTCCTTCTCCTCCTTCAATTTTTTGTATTGCTGCATCCAACTCCGCTGCAGGGATCTGAGATATAGAAATATTTGATGAAGGTTGATCTTCAAAGTCGGACTCATCCTCTTCTTCTGCATCTACTACCTGATATTGTGTATCGTTATTTATTTCTTCATCAGAATTCTCATCACTTGAACCACCAAGTCCACTACCTGATCCACCAAACATTTGTGCTTGCTCCTCTTCTTCCATCTTCTGCTCTAACTCTTTCTTCATATCTTCTATCTCTTGCTTACAATACTCATGAAGTAACTTAGAAACATCAAGCACATCTTCAAATGTCTCTGTAGCACCAACCATAGAAAGTAATTCCTTCTCACGATCATTCTTAAGAGGAA